AGAGAAGTTCACCCCGGCAAAGACACTTCCGGGCACCATCCTCAAACTTGAGGCTTTGCTGGATCACTACGACCACGAGTTCCTTGAAGTCAACCGCAGGATCCAGAATCTTGTAACGAACAAGTTGCTGGAAGAGACCGAGAACGAAGATCCCAAAATTCGGATGCGTGCCTTAGAACTGTTGGGTAAGCGTAAGGGGGTGCAACTCTTCACTGACCAGATAGAAGTGACCATCAAGCAAAAACCTGTAGAGGAGATTGAGAAAGAACTCGGCTCCTTGTTGGAACGCTACATGGGCCCTGTCGAGCAGGCGGTTAAAGGCGACGTAGAAGATGTTGAGGAGATAAAAGAGCCAGCCGTCATACCGGATGACGATGAGTTAGATGCCATGCTTGGGCTAAAGAAGGAGGGCGGGAATGGGCAGCAACCACCTGCAGACGCTCCTAGCCAATAAGAGCCAACTGGATCAACTCCCGCCGAGTGTAAAAGCCCGGCTGTATGAGTTGCTGGAGGAGTTAGAAGAGAGAAAATCGGCTGAGAACGCCCAGAAATCCTTCATGGCCTTTGTGCAAAAGGTCTGGCCGGGGTTTATTAATGGGGCACATCACACTAAGATGGCCGCTGCCTTTGAGCGGGTGGCTGAAGGGAAGGTCAAGAGGCTAATTATCAACATGCCTCCACGGCATACTAAGTCTGAGTTCGCCTCCTACCTGCTCCCGGCTTGGTTTCTAGGTAAGTTTCCTGATAAAAAAGTGATTCAAACCTCCCATACGGCTGAGTTGGCGGTGGGTTTTGGACGGAAAGTGAGAAATCTTGTCGATCAGGACACGTATAGAGAGATTTTTCCTGCAGTGGCGCTACAGTCAGACTCTAAGGCTGCTGGCCGGTGGGCGATTAATAAGGGGGGAGAGTACTTTGCTATCGGTGTTGGAGGTGCTGTTACGGGTAAAGGCGCAGACATCCTCATCATCGACGACCCCCACAGCGAGCAAGAAGCCGCCCAAGCGGAAACCAACCCGGAAATCTACGACAAAACCTACGAGTGGTACACATCCGGGCCAAGACAACGACTCCAGCCGGGGGGAGCGATCATAATTGTGATGACCCGGTGGTCTAAAAAGGATCTAACCGGGCAAGTTATCAAGGCGGCAGGCCAAAGATCGGGTGAGGACTGGGAAGTTATTGAATTTCCAGCGATTTTGCCCTCGGGAAAGCCCTTGTGGCCGCAGTTTTGGCCCCGTCACGAGTTAGAAGCCCTCCAAAAAGAGTTGCCCCATGCCAAATGGATGGCTCAGTACCAGCAGAACCCCACTTCTGAGACCTCAGCGATTGTAAAAAGGGAGTGGTGGCAGATGTGGGAGGACGAAGAGGCCCCGCGCTGCGAGTTCACCCTGATGGCTTGGGATACGGCCTTTGAGAAAAGCAACCGTGCAGACTATTCCGCGCTTACCCACTGGGGAGTCTTTTACAAAGACGATGATACGGGCACTCAACAGGCCAACATCATCCTGCTAAATGCCTTTCGGGACCGTTTGGAGTTCCCGGCACTGAAAAAAAAGGCGCTGGAGTTTTGGGAGGACGACCAGCCGGACTCGGTGATCATCGAGAAGAAAGCCTCTGGTGCTCCTCTTATCTATGAGCTAAGAAGCATGGGCATTCCGGTCCAAGAATTTACGCCAAGTAAAGGCAACGACAAGATTGCAAGGCTAAATGCGGTGGCTGATCTCTTTGCTTCGGGTAGAGTCTGGGCACCCAACACCCACTGGGCTGAGGAAGTAATTGAAGAGGTTGCATCCTTCCCGGCGGGGGAGCATGATGACTACGTTGACTCGGTATCTCTTGCGTTGATGCGCTTCCGTAAGGGTGGATTTGTGCGTTCGTTACTGGACGAAGAAGATGAGCAGCCGTATTTTAGGCGGCGTGTTCAGGGGTACTACTAATGGCGGTTACACAGCAACACATGGGGCGTAATTCGTTAGTAGACCGATTGGCTGCTCAGGTAGGTAATCGAGATTTGGCTATTGAAATATTAAAAAAGCGTGGACACTTGGCTCAAGATGGCAAAACATTAACGGCAGAAGGTATGAAGCGAAATGCTATGACAGCCGAAGAGCGTGCAATTGATCGTGCTGTAAAACGCACAGGTAAAGAGGCAAAAGACTTTACATATAAACCGGCAACAAATATGGCGGTTTTAAAAAATAGGAAATAAACATGGCAATTGACAAGGCACTTGGGCAGCCTCCGTTAGGACTTAAGGATGAAGATCTGGCGATGATGGAGCCGGATATTGAGATTGAGATTGAAGATCCTGAGTCAGTAAGTATTAAGGCTGGTGGGCTGGAGATAGAGATTGAGAAAGACGAAAATGGCGATGACTTTAATGCCAACCTTGCCGAAGAGATAGATGAGGGTGAACTGACTGAACTGGCAGGAGATCTGCTAGGTGACTTTGAAGAAGATCTAAGTTCACGTAAGGACTGGATGCAGACCTACGTGGACGGCATTGAATTACTTGGTATGAAGGTTGAGGATAGGACAGAGCCTTGGCCAGGGGCTTGTGGTGTATATCACCCGTTACTAAGTGAAGCCCTTGTGAAGTTTCAAGCCGAGACCATGATGGAGACCTTTCCTGCACGGGGCCCGGTTAAGACACAGATTATTGGTCGTGAGACTCCTGAGAAAAAAGACGCTGCCCAGCGTGTTCAGGATGACATGAACTATCAGTTGACCGATGTAATGACAGAGTATCGGCCTGAGCATGAGCGCATGTTGTGGGGTTTAGGGCTGTCAGGTAATGCGTTCAAAAAGGTCTATTACGACCCAAGTTTTGAGCGTCAGGTCAGTGTATTTATTCCAGCAGAAGATGTCGTGGTGCCATACGGTGCCTCTAACATTCAAACTGCAGAGCGGGTGACGCATGTGATGCGTAAGACGCCTAACGAGGTTAGAAAACTTCAAGTAGCGGGCTTTTGGAGAGATGTAGACCTGCCGGATCCACAGGATACGTTTGATGAGGTTGAGAAGACTATCGCTGAGAAAATGGGCTTTCGTGCCTCATCCGATGATCGGTACAAGATCCTTGAGATGCACGTTGATTTGGACATACCGGGATATGAAGATAAGGACAAAGATGGGGAGTCGACGGGTATTGCGCTGCCTTATGTTGTCACTATCGAGAAGCAGACACAGACAATTCTAGCAATTCGTAGAAATTGGAATCCTGATGATGACACCAAACAAAAACGAAATCATTTTGTTCATTATGGGTATATTCCGGGTTTTGGTTTTTATTGTTTTGGTCTTATTCATCTTATTGGCGCTTTTGCTAAGTCCGGTACTTCCCTTATTCGTCAGTTGGTCGATGCAGGGACTCTCTCAAATCTCCCCGGTGGATTTAAAACCAAGGGTCTACGAGTAAAGGGCGACGACACACCCATTTCGCCAGCGGAGTTTAGAGACGTAGATGTAGCCTCTGGCACGATCAAAGACAACATCATGACGCTCCCTTATAAAGAGCCGTCGCAGGTTTTATATAGTCTTTTGGGCACCATCGTTGAAGAAGGTCGTAGGTTCGCTAGTGCAGCGGATCTGAAGGTATCCGACATGAGTGCCCAATCCCCTGTGGGTACTACGCTGGCAATTTTAGAGCGCACGTTAAAAGTGATGAGCGCAGTTCAGTCGCGAATTCACTATGCAATGAAGCAGGAGTTTAGGCTTCTAAAAATCATTATTCGTGATTACACCCCTGATAAGTATTCTTACGAGCCAGAAGATGGAACCCGTAGAGCTAAACAGTCGGACTACGACCAGTGTGACGTAATCCCTGTCTCCGATCCTAACGCGGCAACTATGTCGCAGAAGGTGGTTCAGTATCAGGCGGTTATGCAGTTAGCCCAAAGCGCACCGCAGTTATATGACCTGCCATATTTACATCGCCAGATGTTAGAGGTTTTGGGTATTAGGAACGCTCAGAAGTTAGTCCCTAACAAAGAAGATATGAAACCACGTGATCCGGTAACGGAAAATATGGACGTGCTTAACGGCAAGCCTGTCAAAGCGTTTGCTTATCAAGATCATGAAGCACATCTTGCTGTTCACATGGCTGCTGCACAAGATCCAAAGATTAAACAGATGGTTTCACAAAGCCCGATGGCTAATCAGATTATGGCGGCTATGGCGGCTCACATTACTGAGCACGTAGCCTTTGAATACCGCCGTCAGTTAGAAGAGCAGTTAGGTGTTCCTTATCCTGCCTTTAATGAAGAAGATGACGAGCGTATTCCTGAACAAATGGAGATTCACCTATCACGTCTAGCCGCAGCAGGAGCACAAAAACTTCTTGCTAAGAGCCGAGCGCAAGCAGCACAGGAACAAGCACAACAGGTTGCACAGGATCCGATTGTGCAGATGAAACAGGCAGAACTTCAACTTAAGGCCCAAGACCTTGAATTGAAAAAACAGAAGTTAACAACTGACGCTGCGGCAAAAGTAGATCAGTTGGATATCGAACGTCAACGGATTGAGTCCCAGAAGGAAATTGCAGGAATGCAAGTAGGGGCCAAGACCGCAAAAGATCGTGCTGAGTTGGAAGCCCGCATGGAGTTAGAGGGAGTTCGGCTTGGTTCGCAAATCGCTCGTGATAAGGCGCAACCACAAAAGAAGGAAAATAAATGAGTAATGATGTTCTCAAGTATCTTTCAGACAAGATACACGAGGAAATGAAGGTGATTGAAAACGACACAGTATTGGGTCACGCAAAAGACTTTGGAGACTACAAGTATGCTTGTGGGATCTATCGTGGCCTGCTGATCGCAAACAACGTTCTCATAGAGACCGCAGAAAGGATGGAAAAAGACGATGAGTGAACTTGCCATCGCTACAAAAGAAGGTGAAGTAAGTACGATTCCGGATACTCCGGAGCGCAAAGCCAAGCAGGTGCCGGACCCGTCTGGTTACCGAATCCTATGTGGGATACCCAACATCGAAGAAGCCTACGATGGTGGCATTTTAAAATCTGACATGACCATCCAGCATGAAGAACTTCTGACTACGGTGCTCTTCGTGATGAAGATGGGGCCGGATTGTTATAAGGACAAGGAACGCTTTCCTAGCGGCCCTTGGTGTAAGGAAGGGGACTTTATTCTCGTGCGCCCACACGCAGGTACGAGACTCAAGATTCATGGTCAAGAGTTTCGAATCATTAACGACGATTCCGTGGAGGGTGTAGTTGAAGATCCCCGTGGCATCTCTCGCAGATAGGAGCAAAACATGGCTGAAAAACCTAAACAACAGGAACTTGAGATTGAGGTAGAAGACGATTCTCCTAATACGGACCGTCAGACCCCAGAACAAATCCGCCAAGACCAGATCAATGTTGCAAAGCAGCAGACTAAGGGTAAACCCGATGTCGATATTGAGGTGGTTGACGACACACCAGAAGAAGATCGGGGTAGAGAACCGCTTCCTAAGCACGTTGTTGAAGAACTTGAGGCTGACGAGTTAGAGGAATACTCCGACAAAGTAAAACTTCGCCTAAAACAGATGAAGAAGGTCTGGCACGACGAGCGTCGAGCCAAGGAAGCGGCTTTGCGAGAGCAGCAAGAGGCTCTGGCTATGGCCCAGAAGATTTTTGAAGAGAACAAACGGCTAAAAACTAGACTGACTGAAGGTGAGAAAAACTTCATCGACACAGCCAAGGGTGCTGCCGAACTAGAGTTGGAGATGGCTAAGAAAGCCTACAAAGAGGCTTACGAGGCTGGTGATGTAGACAAGGTGGTGGAAGCTCAGGCCAAACTGAACGAGGTTTCGTACAAACTCCAACGGGTACGGGATTACACACCCCCTTTACAACAGCAACAAGTTGAGGTAAATAGCAATCAGGCACCGTCAGTACAAGTGCCTCGTCTTGACTCTAAGACGGTTGCGTGGCAAGAGCGCAATACGTGGTGGGGTGCGGACGAAGAGATGACAGCGTTAGCGTTAGGCTTTCATCAAAAACTTGAAAAACAGTACGGCAGACAATATGTCGGAACTGATGAATACTGGCAACGCATTGACGAAACAATGCGTAAGCGGTTCCCCGATTATGAGTGGGGGGACGAAGAAGTTAAAACGACCAACGGGGGCGGCAAGCCCGTTAGTCGCACCGAAACAAAACCTGCCACTGTGGTTGCTCCGGCTACCCGCAGCACGTCCTCCAAAAAGATTGTGCTGAAACAAAGCGAGATTAATCTTGCTAAGAGATTTGGGATAACTCCTGAGCAATATGCGAAGGAAAAGATAAGACTGGAGAACCAAAATGGCTGAAAATAAACTTGCACGCGAACTTGAAACCCGAGAGCAAACCGAGCGTCCTAAGACATGGCAACCCGCGTCCGCGTTGCCTGAGCCGGACAAGCAGCCTGGTTATGCGTATCGGTGGATACGTGTTTCTTCAATGGGTCAACAAGACGCCAAAAACGTTTCTGCCAAACTCAGAGAAGGTTGGGAACCTGTTCGCATTGAAGAACAACCCAAATTTAAGTTCCTTACTGATGCCAATAGTCAGTTTAAGGACAACATTGAAATTGCAGGATTGTTGCTCTGCAAAATACCGACTGAGTTTATGGATCAACGCCGAGATTATTACTCTAAAGCGACCAGAGACAACATAGCGGCTGTAGACAGCAACTTTATGAGAGAGAGCGATGCTCGTATGC